GGTCCGACCTTCTTGTAGAACCGGGTCTTGAACTGCGTCTTGCTGGTGCCCAGACGCTCACCCCTGTCCACCACGAGGAACTGACCGTGCAGGTCTTTGTACCCGTTGCTGGCCGGGGTGCCGGTCAAGCCCGTGGTCCAGTCGAACTGGTCAGCGATCTTGCGAAACGCCTTGACCCGGTTCGTAGCGCTGTTCTTCATCTTGCTAATCTCATCCCAGATGATTCCGTTGAACGGCATCGGGCGATCCTTCTTGACGAAGTAGGTCTGGAGCGTTTCGGCAAGCCAGCCGAGTACGTCATAGTTCACCAAGTAAATGTCAGCAGGGCGCAGCAGTGCGCGGGTGCGTTGATCTTTGGTGCCCGTCACCAGACTAAATTTCAACCCGCTTGTCTGTGACCACTTGGCCGCTTCCTGACGCCACACAAGACGAATTACTCGAATGGGTGCAACGATAATCGCACCCCGCAAGAATCCAGTCTTGATGAGGTGAGCCACGCTTGTAAGTGTAATGACTGTCTTTCCCAATCCCATATCTAACCAAAGCATTGAGTTAGAGTGAGTGCATTGAAAATTGACGGCTTTTTTCTGGTAGTCGTGAAGAAGATCAGGTGTCAGCATGTCGAATCCATCTGTATCCGGCACACTTGCCGTTTCGATTAACAGCAGACCAAATAGCATTGGTTGTTACACCAAGTAATTTGGCAGCGTCTGCACCACTGCGAAATGACATTACTAATTCACCATCATCGTCAACCGCAATCACTTTAAGCTCGTGTGGCGTTCTGCGTCCATTGCTCCGATAACCGTGAGCAATGTTTTCAGAATATGTTGCCCACTCCAGATTCTCAAGTCGATTGTCTTTAGGGTTGCCGTTCTTGTGGTTTACAAGTGGCTTTTCGTCAGGGTTTTCCAAAAAAGCAAGTGCAACCAGTCGATGCACGTACATGCTTTTAGGCTTTCCCTTACCTCGACACAACCCAACTGTTAAATGACCAGTTGGAATTGATCCGGGTTTGAGGATTTGCGCTTTGCGGCGCACTTGCCCCTGTGCGTTGACCTCGTACATGTCGAAGCCCTCAATGTCACGCCATTCGGTCAGCACAGGCGGGCCTCAATCATTTGCAGCATGAGGTTGATGGTTGACTTGCCCATCTCCACGTTGTCCACCACGAACACGTTGATCTGGTGCTGGCGCATCCTGTTGTGTTCACGCTCTTGCGCAGGCGTGGGCTTTTGCCCCTCGCGCTTGAACTCGATGAAGAACACGCGACCCTTGTAGATGAACATGCGATCAGGCACAGCGGCACGAGCAGGGCTGGTGAACTTGTAGACACCCAGCCCGAGTTCTTTGGCGTAATCGCAGACCTTGGCTTCAATCTGTTTTTCGAGCACGGCGGTTCTCCAGTTCGATCAGCAACTCAATGTAGTGCTTGGCCTTCTCCAGATCAGCCATCCCGTTTTTCTTGCGCCAGCGTGAGATGTACTTGACCACGTTGCCCTCCATGTACCCCATCGCGTTGGCGTGGATGTACTCGATGGGCTGAATCGGCAAGTCCTTGTAATGGTTGCCGTCCACTTGCTTTTCCAATGCGTTCTGTGTCATTTTCTTGTTCCATTCTTCAAGTTCTTCAGGGGTTACTTCAATCACGTGCGCCGGTTGTTTTTTAAGTGTGCTCATGTAGCATCTAGCTTGATGAGAACAATCGTTGCAGCATCGCTCTGCCGCATTGTTTAAATTAAAGTCGCCATAGCAGACAGGTTCACTTACGCCAAACCCAAACATAGCTTCTCCACTTCCTTGATGTAATAGTCGAAATCGACAGGCAGCTTGCCTGCGTCCTTGATGTCGTTGCAGGGCTGGACACCCCAACCACTCTCAACGGCAAACTTACGCCACTGACCGGGCTTCTTTGCCAGCGGTGGCATGTACTTGACCAACTGCCCGCCACCCTTTGCCACGTAGTAGCGCGTGATGTTCTGAAGCTGTGAGGTCACGCCGTCACGCTCGATGCCCAAGTGACTGCTGCGGGGCACCTTGGTGCGCAGCATGAAGTCCATGATCTCCGGCCACTGCTCGACTGTCTCGCGGATGGGTGCACCATCGACCAGCACCTTCTCGGCCACCTTGGCGATTACGAGTCCACCAGCGTTCTGGTGCCACTCCATGTCGTACTCGTAAGCACCCTTGCGCTTGGTGCTGCCGTTTTCAAACACGCCGATGTAGTTGTTGACATCGCGCACCATCATGGCCTTGTAGACAGCTTCTTCGAGGTTCAGACCGGTGCGCGACTGCCATGCAGCGCGGGCCAGATCAACCAGCATCTTGTGGCTGCGGGGCACACGCACAGTCAGGCCATCGGTGTTGACTTGGATCAGGCGCAGACCGGGGATGTGCATCAGCCCCTCGGCCAGCAGGCACAGCAGCAGTTGACCGTTGAGCGTGATGCTCATGGTGAACAGCGGGTCGTAGAAGACAGAGAACTGGTTGTTGCTGTCGCCGTACACACCGTTCAATGCGAGTTTGAGCATCGCGCTTTCTGCTGACTTCTTGGGGTATGACTTGCGTTGCTCGAACAGGTACTTGTAGATGCTGACAAACTCTTTTCCGAGATGGGCCGGGTGAAACCCATTCGTGATTGCCAGATTTGGATAGTATGAAGTGACATCCAAGTCCACGATGACGTGCTCACCGTCAGACTCGATGACCTCAGACTCGACGGAGCCGTGGATGCCTCCAAGGCCGAAGACAAAAGTGAATCCATTGACTGTTGCTGTGAGGTCCGTGAAGACCCCTTTGGTTTCGGTGATGGTCTGAGCCTTGAGCCAGTTCATCACCCGGTTAAATTCAGGGTGCTCGAAGTTGATCCACGGCAGGATGGCATCCTTGAGATGGATCACTGGGCGCTTGGTCTGCCGGGGTGTGCGGCCATTCGGGCCGAAGTCGTAGCAGGCGACACCGGCTTCTTCCAGCTTCATGGTGAAGTAGTCTTTGCCGATCTTGGTGTCGTTGTGGTTCATGAAGTCCCGGGCGTACTTGCGCGTCAGTTCTTCACGGAAGTGGATCATGTCAAGCGAGTGGTGATAGAACGCCTTGGTCTGCGCTACATCGTGCTTGTTGTACTGCTTGAGCACTTCGATCTGCTCACGGTTCAGCACGGTGCCCACCGGGAACGGCAGGTCTTCAATGCTGGCGCTGCGCATGTTGAACTCCAGCACCTTCAGGCTGGTGGCTCGTGCCTTGTTGTCGAAGTGGTGAATCTTGAACAGGTCGATCTGCGTGACGAACTGGTCAGACGGTTTGACCGAGTGCATCCAGCGGCCACCATCTTCGTCCTGCGCGTGGATGATCGCCATCGCCTTCTGGTACAGCGTGTTGGCGTCACTTTGACCCATGCGGATCAGGGTGTGGATCACAGGGTAATCGAACCCCAAGTTGTTAAAGCCGACCATGCGTGAGTCGGTTTCCTTGAGGAACTGGAGGAACTCAACGATCTGACGACTGTCGTTGCGTAGGTCACTGATCTCGAACATCCAGTGCAGAGGTGCTTCTGCGTGTTCCACTGCCAGCGTGAACACGTTGGGATAGGTTTCGATGTCGAAGACATAATCGTTACTCATGATTTACTCCGCAGCCAAGATGGCAAATGCTGCCGCGACTTGGAGCGGGACTTGACCGTTTCCGATTGCTTTAAGGCGGTGTGGTTGATGGGCCACCCCATTAGCCACTCGACCCATTGCGGGTTCAGTTTCCCACCAGCCTTGGCTGACAGCGTGGGTGTGTTGCGAGTGTGTTCCGCTGGGTATCCCCCTTCTCGGGAATTGTGTGCTGTCGGCGTAGGCCAATGCAAACCATCTGTCTCTGTGATGCGGTGCCCCGACATCGGATGCTCGTATGCACAACCATCGAGTGTCATACCCCAAGATGGCCAAGTCTTTGACAACCGTTTCAAGTCCGTTGCTTTTAATTGCGGCGACATTTTCCAAGAAGATGATCCGTGGTTTAACTGTGCCAGCAATACGCAAGACTTCTCGGTAAAGCCCAGAGCGGGTTCCTTCGCCGACACCAGCTTGTTTTCCAGCAGTGCTAATGTCTTGGCAAGGGAATCCCGCATGGATGCAATCCACACTTCCGGTGTATTCAGATGGGTCGAAGTCTCGGACATCGCCTTCCCAGACAACCAATCCGGGAAACCATCCTTCGGCTGCCCGCTCTCTAAGGACTTGGCAAGGGTAGGGTTCCCATTCGACTGCAACCACTGGGGTATGTCCAAGAATGAGGTCTGCGAGGAGGCCGCCTCCGGCTCCTGCAAAAAGGTGCATGGTTCGCATGTCATTACCATTACGGTTACTCATAGTTGTACCCAGTGAGATTCGAACTCACGGAGTTCCAAGCATTGCTCATGACAGCCCTTGAAACTCTTTAGTCATGTCACCAATAGACCAGACTCTGGCATGGGTACGATTCAATTACTGACCAAAGAACGATGGCAGACCAGCAGGTGCTGCGAACGGTGCAGCAGGCATAGCGGCAGCAGGAGGGGCAAACATGCCAGCGGGAGCACCAGCCACAGCGCCGAACAAGTTTGATGCGTCCACGTTTGCTTCACCGAACGGCGTGTCATCACCAGCGAACTGGACAGCGATCAAGTCGCAGCGGATGCCACGGCCATGCTTGTTGTCTTGCGGCCAAGGCTTGACGGCAGCGTTGACACGGCAACCACCGTACATTTTGCGGGCAAGCTGCTGGTAGGCCATCGTGTTAGTCGGGTCAATGGGTGTACCGTCGGCTTGGATCATCTGAGGCGCGGTGTCCCGGCCTGCGGTGATGAACACATGGCCTGCGTAGCCATCGTAGGGTTGGAAGGTCTTCTTGTTGACCTTCTCCTCGCCACGACCGAAGCAGCGGGTCTTGCGATCCTGCTGGATCATGCCCATGACAGCTTGAGCGTGTTCCTTCCACTTCTCCAGTGCCAAGGCACCGTAGCGGGCCATGAACTGCTGAAAGCCGGGGTGCTCTTGGGGCATGATGAACTCGCAGTTGTACGAGATGCGTTCCTTGCCGGTGGCTTCATTCATCTGGCGCTGTGGTTCAGCGAGGTGGGGGAAGGACAGACGGACGTTCGACAAAAAGATGATTTCAGACATTACATTTACTCCAGTTTAAGAAAGCCACGAGGGCAGGGATTCGGCAGCGGGTGCTGCTTCTACTGCACTGAACATCGGTGCAGCATTCATGATGACAGCCTGACGGCCATCAGATTCGGGAGCCACGGTCAGTTTGCCCGCCAGCTTGCTGACGTACTCTTGATCCATGCGTTTGAGTTGACGCTCGGTCAACGACACCTTAGTGCCGTCACGCTTTTCCCACGTCAGCTTCTCAGCTTTGGCAGGGGTGACGAGTTTGGTTTCGTAGACAGCGGACTTGGGGATGCCCATCTTGATCAGCTTCTCGGCCATCTCCTCCTCGGGCAAAGCCCAAGCACGAGAACCACGACCGTGAACCAGCTTGAGGCCGGGGATCGAGATGCCTGACTCCATGCGGCGCATGGCTTCTTTTTCCACAGCTTCGAGGAGTTGGCGCATCAGGGGTGCGGCTTCCATGATCTGACGAATCTGGGCATCGTCCATCTGGGCCGGGTCTTTGTCGGCACTTTGCTGTGCGACATCGAGCGTTTCGGTTACGACTGGCTGGAACATGATTCCTACCTCCTTCATTACGTTACCTGCCAGCGCGGCGCATGAGCCTTTGGCGCGGCAGAATTTACATTGACTTTCGCCCGGGACAAGCGGTGCATCCGGTTTGTCGGTGGCAGCAGCTTGCGAAATGATTGTACCCATGTTCGCCATCAAATCACGCACAGAAACTTCGTACGATGTGATCTTAGGCATCCCACGCAGCGCCAGCTTGGGCTGGATGATGGTCATCTTCACATACTTGAACGGGTAGTCACCATTAACAGGCAGCTTGTAGCTTGCCAGCACCCCGTAGGCGTACTGTTCAAGCTGCATGTTGCCTTCGGCTGTCACCACACCCATGCCGTCCTTGTAGTCGATCAACTCAAGGATGTCAGCACCGATGATCTGGCAGTCCACAGTGCCCGACAAGTCATCACGACCTAGCAGGAAAGCAGGGTCTACCCTTTGCTCAGAGATGACTGGCAACAAGCCACCCATCGAACGCTCACGGATGTACTCGATGGCCGACTTGACCCGTGCAGCACGGTCAGCGTCCACCTTGAACTCACCCTCGTGATCGGTGAAGGTTTCCCCCACCTGATCCATCGGGTCCGACAAGCCGTTCTTGATGCAGTGCTCCAGCAGCGTGTGGCTGTGGGTACCATCGGCAGCAGCGGGGCCGCTACCGGTGTCAGGGTACTTGGCCTCCTCTCGAATGCTGCCGGGGCACAAGGCCCAGCGGCTGCGCTTCGATGGGGACAGCTTGGCGTGATCGCTCACTTCAGTGCCTCAACGCCAGCGTGGAGTTGACCGTAGTGCTCGGGCTTCACATCGTTGATGTTCTGGTAACCCAGACCAGTCAAGACGCCTTGAATCATGGCACCCTTTTGTGGACCGAGTGCTTTGTATGCACCCATCACGTAGTCGATCAGACCTTTGGGGTCAGAGAACGGTGCGCCTGTGGGAGCAAGTGCTGGCGCTGGGGCCACGAATGTGGGAGGCGCTGGCATGGCCGGGGCAGCAGCCACGGGTGCAGGCGCAGGTGCTGCAACAGGAGCAGCGGCCACTGGCGCAGGGGCAGCTTGTACCACAGGGGCTGGTGTTGGCGCAACAGGTGCGGGTGCTGCTACATTGCCAGCTTGCAGTTGTGCGGTCAGGGCGACCACGGCAGCGGTCAGGGCTTCAATCTTGGCTTCGAGTGACATAAAGTTTCTCCAGAGGGTTACGGTTTACAGGGGGTTGAATTGTGAGGCGGTCTTCGACGAAAGCCTCGACGATTTCACGGTGCACTTCGCTCGGTGTCCCGATCTTCCGTGCCTTGGCGTGAAACTTGGTGCGTGTTGTGTCTGTCACTCGGACAGTCATGAACGCTGATTTGGGTGGTTGTGGCATAAATAATTTCCTTGACCGATGACGCAGTGTAGCACAATCCGTGATACGATTGTCAAACAGTTTGAAATTATTTTTGAAAAAGAAAAGCCCCGGTGGTTAGACCGAGGCTTTAAAGGAGAAGCTCTGTGAACAAAGTGTCGGCAACTGCAATCACCAACGAGGTTATTCTATGACAGCGCCCCAGACAGTGCAACAGCACCCGGCATCAGTCGATGCGTACATCAGACACGGCTGGAGCCTTGTCCCGATCCCAGCCAACACCAAGGGGCCACGCACCCCCGGCTGGAACCTCAAACAGAACGCCCTCAAGTCCCAAGGCGACCTGCCCCTTGGCTACGGCATCGGCTTGGCCCATGCGTACAGCGGCACGATGGCCTTGGACATCGACAACTGGACCGTCACCACCAGCCTGCTGGCCGAGCATGGCGTGGACCTGCAAGCCCTCTACGATGCGCCTGACGCCGTGGTCATCAACTCGGGCAAGCCGGGGCACGGCAAGCTGCTCTACACGATGCCCTTCGGCGCTGCCCTGCCCTCCAAAAAGATCATGCACGGCGGCATCACGGCGTACGAACTGCGCTGCGCCACCGTGAGCGGCGTCACGGTGCAGGACGTGCTGCCCCCGTCGATCCACCCCGAGACACGCCAGCCCTACCAGTGGGCAGGTCGGGGCCACTGGACCCGTATCCCGGTCATCCCCCAGCCCCTGCTCGACTTGTGGAATGGTATGTTGTCGCAGGACAAGGAGCGCACCATCGCCACGGACGGCACGATTGATGCCTCGTGGGAGGAGATCAAGCAAGCCCTCGAAGCTGTGCCCGCTGACTGCACCCGTGACGAGTGGGTCAGCATCGGCATGGCCCTGCACTGGGCAGGCACCCAGACCGATCAACTCAGTCAAGCCCTGCAACTGTGGAACGAGTGGAGCCAGCAGTCGGTTGACAAATACCCCGGCGAACGTGAAATCGTTAACCAATGGGTCAGCTTCAGAAACGACAAAGCCACGGCGGTCAAGCTGGGCACGTTGTTCCACATCGCCAAGTCCCACGGCTGGACCCGGCCCATGCCCGATGCGGCTGAGTTGTTCAGCAAGATCGACATTCCCGTGATGGAGCCACTGAGCGTGATGGACGGCCTGCGACCCAAGCCCCCAGAGATGGACCTGTCACTGTGGCCCACGGTGCTGCGCCAGCGGTCCACTGAGATTTCGGAAAGCGTGGGCTGTGACCCTTTGGTCCCTTTGTTCGCTGGGTTGGCCGCTGTCTGCGGGGTGATTGATGCCCGCATGCGGCTGGAACTCATGCCGGGGTTCCGTGTGCCCCCGGTGCTGTGGCTCATGACTTTGGGCGATCCAGCGGACAAGAAGTCACCCGGCTCCCGGCCCATGCTGGCACCCCTGAAGAACATCGAGGCAGAAGACCGTCCCCGCTACGGCAAGGAACTGCTCGACTGGGAGGGAAGGGAGGCGCAACACGCCAGCGCCAAGAAGGCGTTCCTTGACTGGTCATCGTCCACCGAGGCCATGTTGGGCGGCGATCAGGCACCGCTTGTGCCCGACCTGCCAGCGCAGCCCGTGCCTCTGAAGATCACCGTGAGCGACATCACCAGTCAGAAGCTGGTGCGCCAAGCGGCAGACCGGCCCCGTGGCCTGCTGTGCTACCTCGATGAGATGAACTCGTGGGTGCGCAAGCTGACAGACAAGAGCAGCGGGGAGGATCGTTCAGCGTGGGTTGTCAGCTACGAGTCAGAACACTACGAGATGGACCGGGTGGGCGCTGGGTCGATCTATGCGGAAAATTTGGCCGTGTCGATTTACGGCAACATCCAGCCCCAAGTGTTCAAGGCCAATCTGGCCGCACTATCGGCTGATGGCCTGCTCCAGCGGTTTATCCCGGCCATCCTGCGGGGCAGCAAGACCAAGCTGGGCCAGCCCATCCCCGACTACATGAGCAGCGCCGGGGCATGGGAAAACACTCTGCGCCTGACCTATGCGCTGCCCGTGCAGACGTACCAGTTATCCACAGAGGCGTACACAGCGTTTCGGGAGTTCCAGCAGTGGTACGAGTCGGCCAAGCAAGACGAGCGGGTGCTGGACAGCGGCACAGAGTACATGACGGCATTCGGCAAGCTGGAGGGCTTGGCTGGTCGTCTGATCCTCATGTTCCACGTCATCGAGTCACCCTTCAACCCCGTGGTATCGGTCGATGTTGTCCACAGGGTCGTCAGCATGGTGCGTGGGTACATCATCCCGGCCTACCGCTATGCCCTCGGCGAAGTGGGTGGGGTTATCACTGACACGTTTGATCAGTGGGTGATCGACTACATTGTGCAGATCAGCGGCGAGGTGCAGACCATCGACCTGCGCAGCCTCAAGCGGTCAGCCCGCAGACCCTTGGAGGGTAAGACCGACTGGCAGAAGGATCAGGCGATCATGGACGCCATGCTGATCGTGGAGCAGTCGGGCTGGGCGGTGCAGATCGAGAGTGAACTGCACAAGAGGAAGGTCACATGGGCCATCAATCCAACGCTGCCGGACATCTTCAAAGAGTATAGGCAGACGGTCATCAAGGCCAAGCAGCGCCACGCCGATTACATCTACCGCTACGCCACGGCCAAGGGGTACGAGCGTAAGCTGGTCAAGGGGTACACCCCGGACATGGACGAATGAGAAAAGGGGACTATCAGTCCCCTTTTTTTACTTTCGGTTCTGAGTGAACTTGACCCAGCACGATTGGCAGTACCATTTGACCGGGGTCATTTGAATGCCGCCTTCGATGAATCGTTCACGGTTGCAGCGTGAGCACAGTTTCATTTTTGACCCTTTGCCCGGATGGCGCTTGCCACTCCTTTGTTATCCGACCACTCTAGCTTGTCGGCCAACTGCGCCAGTTGCTCACGCTCGTCAGCACGGACAAGCTCGGCAAAGCGTTCAAGTCCTCGCGCATATACCGGCCCACCTACCAAACCAGCCTCCCGCGCCATTTCAATTACTGTTTTCATTTCTCTATCGCCTCAAGGTTGACCATCTGCGATTGGAAATACAGCGCAAAGCTGGCCCGTGTGTCGTTCTGAAAGGGCATCTTGTTGACCCGCTCCATCATTTCGTGCATGGCCGTGTTCCAGCCCGATAGGAACACATGGAGGGCTGCGTCATCCTCGGACAGTTCGAGGTGGCCGTACAGGGCTTGGAAATGGGCAAAAGGGTTCATGGTTCGATTCCTTAAAAAGTAGTCTTGACGGTTGGTTCGATGCCTTAAAACCAAAGGTCCGATGGTTAGTTCGATGCCTTAAAACCAAAGGTCCGATGGTTGGTTGGGAGCCTTAGTCCTTATTGTCCTTCACTCGTCCCCGGGGCCGCTTGGGGGCGGCGGGCACGGCGGCGGGCGTCAGCGCGTCAAGCACGGCGGGCGCGATGGCCTCGAGGGTGCCGAGCACGTCAAGCAACCGCACGGCGGCGGCGCTGGGTGCGCGGGTGCCCGCTATCCATTTGCGCAGGGTGTACACCGGCACCCCGAGCAACCCGGCGGCGCTGGGTTCGTCAAGGGCACGGCGGGCCACAAAGGCCCCGAGGGCCTCGGCGAATTGTGCGGCGGGGGTCAAGGGTGCGGCGGGGGCACTGGGTGCGGTGTTCATGGTTGAATTCTCGAGGGGTTAAAAAAGGCCCCCGGGGTAAACCGGGGGCGGGGTTGCTGGGTCAGTCTCGGCCACTGATCAGGGCGGCGACAATTAAAAGCACGGCCCGCACGGCGGCAAAGCAAAGGGAGACGACAATTGAAAATGTGATCAATCGAGGCCCCCTAAATAGGCCCGCTCATGGCGGGCGGCGTACAAATCCGTTTTTAATTGGTCAATCTCATTTGTCGCCTCGCCGAGGGCCTTTTGTAGGTCAGCTATCCGGGCGAATAATCGAGCGGTGCCCGGGTAACCCTCGGCGTATGCGAGGCGCTCGGCCTCGGGTGCGGTTAATTTTTCAAGGTCAAGCGGCATTTTTAGATTCTCCAAGGAGGCGGGCCACGGCGCGGCCCACTTGATAGCGGTAATCCCACTCAGGGGCGGTATCCCATGAGCGGCGGGGTAAGTCAGAAAAGGCCCGGTCAAATTCGCCACGGGCGCCCGGGGTGCAATAAGGGTTCAAATCGTGCCCCTTTTCAACGTGGCGGCGTACTAAGTCAGACGCCCACTTTTCGGCGGCGGCTTTGACTTCATCGGGGCTATTGAATCGCATGGCTTACCCTTTCAAAATAGGGATTACCCGGCGGGCCTTTGCGTCAGCAACCCGTGCGCGGGTGCCGTGGGCACGAAACCCGACGATTACGGCCCGGTCAGCACGGGCACAAAGGCCGCACGTTTCGCACGTTACATCGTCGCGGGTTTGCGCGGGGCAAACGATGATCACGCGCCCCTCGGGGGTGTAACTTTTCTCGGGGGTGTCAGTGGGCACGATGGCGCAAACGGGGCCAAAGGGGGCGAGGGCGTCAGCGTCCCCGGCATCGTCGGCGCTTAGGTTAACCGTGAACCCCCAGCGCGTAGCATGGCCCGCCCACTCGAGTGCCTCGGGGCTTTTCTTGTGGGTGTATGTGAACCCACGGCGGCCACGGTTAGCGGCGACGATGGCACCCAGTGCGGCGGCGTCGACGGCCTCGCCCGCCCCGGGTAAATCCCCGGCCACGTTCATTCGCCACAATTGACCCTCGGGCAGCGCGGCGATTGACGCACAAAGGGCCTCGAGGGTGCCCCCTCGCTCGGGCACTTTGTCCCATGCCATGCGGGTGTAAAAATCCTCGGCGTAACAGTCAGCGCGATAGTGGGCGCACGATGGCGGGCATGATGCCCGCTCAGTGTAAGTCACGGGGATAGCCCCGGTTTTACTGTTCGCACTGGTGCGGATAAAGTGATATTTCACGGGGTGATCCTTTACGGTTACGGGTTACAGATTAAGGGCGTCGATTAGGTCAAGGCGGGCACGCTCGAGCGAGGCGGCGGCGCGTTTGCTTGAGAATTCGCAAACGGGGCCACGTAACCGGGCGGCGGCGCTTTTCATGGCCTCGAGAATCTCGGCGAGGGTTTCGGGATCAATCACCGGCGCGGCGGGCGCGGGTTTTTCGGTGATTGTCACCAGCGTGAAGTGATCGCGCATGAATTGGGCGTTAATCGGGTTCATGCGGTTATCTCATCATCAATCAAGCCCAACTCGGCGAGTAATTCCCAGCCATCGTGATAGTTGTCAATCAAACCGCCCACTGATCCACGGTTGCCGCTAGGCCATGCCCACGGGGTGCGGTAATCCGGGTCAACCCCGTTAAATTGGCAGTCTCGCAAATAGGCGCAAAGGATGCCCCAGTCATAAGCGCGGCGGGGATCGCACGGTTGACCCCATGAATAGCGGGCGGCAAAGTAGCGCACCATTTGAGATTTCCCGAGGGCTATTTGATGGCGCACATGAGCGCGGCGGCGGTCAATCGCTTTGATGATTTCATCCATGATCAGGCCCCCTTACGTGCTGACACGCGAACCACGGCGTAAGGTGCACCGGTTGACGTATGCGCGGCGATCAGTTGACGCGATGGGGAAAACTTCGCGGCGATGGTTTCCCAGTCAATCGAGACACGGCCCGAGCACTGGGAAACCGCGACACGGTGCGCGGTGCCGTCGATGGCGTCAAGGCCCGAGGCGGTCAGCGTTTCTTTAAGTTGTTTTTCCTCGGCGCTTAATTCGGCCATGCGGGCCTTGATCAGTGCGAGGCGGTCCACGGCGGCGGCGAGGATGGCGGGGGTTTCGTTTTTCATGGTCAATTCCTTTACGGTTACGGGTTACAGAGAGAAAAGGCAAACG